GGTTGGATTCAGTGGCAAGGTGTTAAGCCACTTAAGAATGAGATGGATGAATTTTTACAGGGCGATACTGATCTTGTTCAGATGGAACAGAAAGTTGAATATCTAAACACTGTTGTTATGTTTCTTGAATCAGTTATGGGTGCAATTAAGCAACGTGACTGGCAAATTAGAAACGGCATTCAGTGGAAAGAATTTTTAGTAGGGATGTGATGAAATTGTTTGTTGAACAGGTGGATAGTGTTAACATCCGTATATTTTCGGAACCAAACATAGAACAAGAATTAAGTAACTTTTTTACTTTCGATGTTCCTGGCGCAAAATTTATGCCAGCTTACAAGGCGAGGATATGGGATGGAAAGATTAGACTATACGACCTACATAGAAAAACTTTATACGCTGGACTCAAAAACTATGTTGAAGAGTTTGCGAAAAGGAACGAATACAAATATGTCGAGGTGGCAGGAGACAATTATAAACCAGTGCCAGCTGAACAATACACACATGATCAAGTATCAGAGTATGCCCATGCTCTTAATCTCACTGCAAGAGGCGAACCGATTGAGATTCGAGATTATCAAGTAGATGCTATTCGCAACTGTTTAAACAACAACAGACAACTACTACTATCACCAACAGCTTCTGGTAAATCACTGATCATCTATACACTCATGCGTCACTATGTTAGTGAAGGTAATAAGTGTATTTTGATTGTACCAACAACATCACTTGTTGAACAAATGTACACTGACTTTCAAGACTACTCATACAAAAATGGTTGGCCAGTCGACAAGGCATGTCAGAAACTCTACTCTGGTTTCACTAAAGATATTACTGCTGATGTGTTAATTACCACATGGCAATCAATTTATAAGCAACCACGTGCATGGTTTGATAAGTTTCAAGTTGTGTTCGGTGATGAGGCACACCAATTTAAAGCCAAGTCCCTTGCTACTGTTATGGAAAAAATGACAAACATTCCATATAGATTTGGTACAACTGGTACACTAGATAATACACAAGTACATCGTCTTGTGCTTGAGGGATTGTTTGGTCCAGTATATAAAGTTACCACAACTAAACAGTTGATGGACACACAAAGAGTAGCAAACCTAAATATCAAGTGTATATTGCTGAAGTATGACGAGCAAACCAAGAAGGTGCGTAAGAATAATTTATACCAAGAAGAGATGGATTTTCTAGTCTCTAATAATAAGCGTAATCGCTTCATTAAGAATCTTGCCCAATCTTTGACAGGTAACACTCTAATACTATTTCAGTATGTTGAAAAGCATGGAAAGGTATTACACGAAATGTTTAATGATACTGATCGCGAAGTAGCAATTGTTCATGGAGATGTGAATGTCAATGAGCGTGAAGATGTTAGACGACGAGCAGATAAAAGAGATGACATGATCATCCTCGCATCCTATGGCACATTCTCAACAGGGATTAACATCCCATCTATTGAGAACGTCATTTTTGCTTCGCCAAGCAAATCCCGAATTAGAAATCTACAATCTATTGGTCGTGGTCTACGATTGAAAGATGGTAAGGACAGCTGTACACTGTATGATATCTCTGATGATTTGTCATATAAGAGTTGGAAAAATCATACACTCAATCATTTTATGGAGAGAGTAAAATTGTATGCTGAAGAACAATTTAAAGTTAAAATCGTAGAAGTAGATCTATGATAGATTTTAGAATAATCAGATTGAGGACTGGGGAAAATTTTCTTTGTATTGTGAAAGAAGAAACTGATACCAACATCACAGTACTATTCCCACTCGAAATAACAAAACAAACATTCCACGTTTCTAAGAACGTGCTTAGAGAAATTCACTCAACATCATCATTGTGTCCATTCAGTGATGATAAAGAATTTATATTTTTAAAACAAGACATGTTGTATATCAAGAGTATGAGTGATCAGGCTGTTCCATACTATGTTGAGATGTTAAACAAACAAGAAGAACCAGACTTACTTCGCATATACGATTTAGAAGAATTGGTAATGCCAGAGGGTGGTTTAGATTTACAAGAGGTTATTGAAAACAAAGTTGACAATCTTTTAGAAAAGATGAGTCAGATTGAAGAAGAGACAGATCCCGATCAACAGGTGAATGTGAACAAAGGCAACAAGATTCTACATTAAATTTATTTGACATTTTAATGATAATGTAGTATAATGAATGATTATAGTAAGTGGAGTAAATATATGAAGACCCCAATCCCAGAGTATGGCGCAGTCGTGCAAGGACCTGTTCCACCAAAATCAAAACCTCATTATGTAAGTAATGCTGACTTTCTAGCAGCAATTAAAGTACATAAACAAAATGTATTAGATGCTCAAGCGAGCGGTGATCCTAAACCAAGAATTCCTGAGTACATCGGTGAGTGTTTGTTTAAGATTGCCACTCACTTGTCATATAAATCCAACTTCATCAACTACACATATCGTGAGGATATGATTCTTGATGGTGTTGAGAATTGTTTACAGTATTTTGATAACTTTGATCCCAACAAGTCAAGCAACCCCTTCGCTTACTTCACACAAATTATATACTATGCGTTCATTCGAAAAATCACCAAAGAAAAGAAACAATCCATTATCAAGAACAGATTGATAATGGAGATGCCATTTGAATTGTTTGAACTACAAGAACAAGATGAAGGTGGCACATACAGCAACTCTATGATGGATTACTTACGTAATAATAATGATGCTGATTATAACATGCCTAAGAAAAAGGCAGTAAAAAAGAAAACAAAGAATAATTTAGAAAGTTTTTTAGAGGAGACTGAAGATGGCATCCACGACGACAATGTATAAAGTTGTTTACCATCCAAATAGTGGTAGTTCATCAGAAACTGCAGTTATGTTTAAATGGTTTAAGACATTTGATGAAGCAACCGACTTTGGTTCTAAACTTGGTAACCGAGTAATGGAAATTAAACAGTACGATAAGCCAGATGGATATCCATCAGCAGATTTGGATATGAGTTAATGAAAGTAGCAATAATTACTGACCAACATTTTGGTGCTAGGAATGACAGTGTTACGTTTATAGATTTCTTTCAAAAGTTTTATGATAACATTTTCTTTCCCACTCTTGATGCGAACAACATCAATACTGTGCTCATTCTTGGTGACACATTCGATAGACGCAAGTACGTAAACTTCTATGCTCTTCAGCGAGCAAAAGAAATGTTCTTCGATAAGCTGGCTGAGCGTAACATTAATGTGTATATGCTTGCTGGTAACCATGACACTTACTATAAGAATACTAATGATGTAAACTCGCCTGACTTATTATTGCGTGAGTATGATAACATCACGGTAATTGATACACCACAAACAATTCATTTAAACTACGAAGACACAACAGCTGATGTTTGTATGATACCTTGGATTTGTGCTGATAATTTCTCAGCAAGCATGGCTGAACTAACAAACACATCAGCATCAATATGTATGGGTCATTTTGAGATCGCTGGCTTCGCAATGCATAGAGGTATGGAAAGTCATGAGGGATTATCTAAAGATATTTTCCGTCGTTTTGATTGCGTTTTTAGTGGGCACTACCATCACCGTAGTAACGATGGTCAAATTTATTACTTGGGAAACCCCTACGAACTTACTTGGCAAGACTTCAATGATCCCAGAGGATTTCATTTGTTCGATCTCAGCACGAGAGATCTCGAGTTCGTTGAGAATAGTTATACTATGTTCGCCCGAGTCGAATATAATGACAAAGAAATCGAACCGATTGACCTCAGCGAATTAGACCTGAAGGATAAGTTTGTTAAATTGATTGTAGTCAACAAAACAGATTACTATAAATTTGACCAATTTACTAACAAGTTGTATAATAAAGGTTGCGCTGAGATTAAAATCATTGAGAACTTCTCTGAATATGAAGAAGGCACAATTGATGGTGACATTGATCTTGAGGACACTATGTCTGTGCTTGAGCATTATATTGACTCAATCCAGACTGACACTGATAAAGAAAAGATTAAACAGTATATGAAAGAACTATACGCTGAAGCTGTGAATATGGAGGTCGTTTGATTATATTCAAAAGTGTAGAGTGGAAGAACTTCCTATCAACAGGCAACACCGCTAACAAAGTATTGTTGGATCGATCAACAACAACTCTGATTGTTGGTAAAAATGGTGAAGGTAAAAGCACAATCCTAGATGCGTTGTGCTTTGCTTTGTTTGGTAAACCATTTCGTAACATCAACAAACCACAATTGATCAATAGTATCAATGGTAAGAACTGTGTAACAACAGTTGAATTTTCTGTTGCTGGTAAAGAGTATAAGATTATCCGTGCTATCAAACCTAACTTATTTGAGATATGGTGTGATGGTGAACTGCTCAATCAAGATGCAGCATCACGTGATTATCAAAAGGTTCTTGAGCAACAGATATTGAAATTAAACTACAAGACATTTACTCAGGTAGTTATTCTTGGTAGCGCATCGTTTGTTCCATTCATGCAACTACCATCAAATCAAAGACGTGATGTTATTGAAGATATTCTTGACATCCGTGTGTTCAGTACAATGAACACAGTATTAAAGACTAGAATGCAGGAGACCAAAGATGAAATCCTACGTACAGAAACTGCGTTATCAATGGCACGTGAGAGGGTCGCGAATCAGCAAAAGACCATTAAGATATTGCTCGAATCCAGAAAAGATGCTGTATCAGCAATACAAAAAAAGATTAGCGATAATGACATATCTATCCAAACCACGAACGAAAATATCAGTACTATTGTTGGAAGCATTAGTAGTCTTAAGTCGAGTATCGAGGACAGGAAAAATGTCATCGAGGATATTGAAAAAGCGAAAACATTAT